ATGACTGCTTTGCCGCTACCCTTTCAAGGGCAATCTATTTCCACATCAGCGATTAGCGCTCGCGTATGGAGCTTTGTTCAATACGGGATTAAACAGTCCCTTGCGGGTCTTAATGGTGCAGGGCAGTACCGTTCCTCGGCAGTAGGATCTGTCGATTCCAGCTTGGACACATACATTCAGGACCTTCTCGCATTGAGCAGCGTTGCTCCTACCATTGAGACCACTTGCATTTTGTCTGATGGAGAGCTGGTCTCGCGTGATTACTGCGTTCGCGCGTATGCTGCGTTGGAGCATTATCGGACTCTGGTTGACGGGTGGGATGGAGATGATGCACTAGCACCGACTTCTGAGTGTCTTGAAGCAGCTGATGCTTTCCTTTATATGCTTGGATCTATAGTAGAAAGGTGCCCTGATGTAAGTGCAATGCTTGACGAGGAAGGGATTCCTGGGCTTTTTTGGGATACCGGTCTGGCGTATTTCTCTGTTTCATTCTATGGCGGTCACGAGCTGGCATGCGTATACCGCAACAGAGAAACCGGTCAGAAAACGCTCTTTGAGGCGAACCTGCATCATCCGGAAGAGCTCGAGCAAGCTTGGGCATTTATTGAATCTCTGTAACTAAGACAGCAAATGCCACAGCGTGTCAGACCAATAATTACCAGCGATGACAAGGAAAAGTGCAAAGCGCTAGCTGCACTTCAGTTGTCTGATGCAGATATTGCGATTGCTGAGGGATTGCCGACAGAGCTGGAGGAGGTTGATGCAGTGGCCGACGATGAGAGCTTAGCTCGGCTGATTGAAGACCCCACTCACGTTGAGCTAGATGATCCCGATATACGTATGTCATTAGCTTGTACGCCTGCTACGTTCGGAGATGCTTTTAATAAAGGGCTTTCGGTTCGTCGCTTGGACATGACTACACGAGCAGAGGTTGATGATTTTGGTGTCAAGCGCGCCATGCGTGAAGGTGTGCGCAGGCGGGTGTACCTTGGGTTTGTCGCATGCGAGGCTAGTGAGCTTCGTAACGCTCGAACCGAGAGCGAAGTAGAGGGCGCTGTGGGGCCGCGTACGCTGAGTGTTTTTTCAACACCTCTCGATGAGGCTCACTCTCATGCTGATGTTTGTGTACACCGAAAGCTGAACAGGCTTGCCAAAGAAGATCTTAAATCGTTTTTCTGGGAGGTCTTCCAGGGCGCGAAGTTTGTCGCGCAAGCAATAAAAGACCTTGACGCGTCTAGTCAGCCGACGGCCTAACCGTCGGCACACTCAAGTCGTAAACGTCCATCATCGCCTGATCCTTATGCCCGCTGGCTTGCTGCTTGTCGGCCCGCGTTCCTTTCGTGTCTGTGATTCCCTTCCGTTTAAAGTCGTGCATGCCAAAGCGTTGTTCTGGTGTTAGCACGCCATCCTCTATTGCTGCAGTAATGAAGCGTTGCCAGGCTGTATCCAGCCCTGATTTTGATAAAGCCCTGCCGCTGGTCCCGACGATGATCGGCCGGCGTGAGGGTTGCAGGTTCACGGCGGTCTTTCTCTTCTCCCACGTTTGCGCGCGTATTGCCTTGGCGGCGTTCCAGGCGTTCTGTAGGCGCGGAGTCCATCCCACGATATTATCTCTGCTGCCTTTGCGTCGGTTTGTCAGGATGCCTTCCGGCCGTTCGTTAGCGTCGGTGAGCGTGATGGTCTCGATCCCGCGCAACCGGCATAAATAGCTCAGTTCCATCACAATCCACAGGTAAGGCGAGCAGGCGCCCAGTTGGCCGCGCGAAAGCTGGCCGCGTTGCTGTGCTCGCTGGATCAGAGCGTTCATAACCTGAGTGTCTGGTAACCGGCGCTGCTTTCTTTCCTTTGGCGCCTCCAAGCCTTTGGCCGGGTTGTCGTCCAGGTAGCCACGGTTACGGCCCCACTGCATAACCCGGCGCAGATAGCGCAAGCAGTGCGCTGCTTTTGATGGGCCACTGTCGGCCAGCTTGTCGATGATGCGTTGGATCATGGGTGCGGTGAAGCGCCGCACGGCTAGCTTGCCCAAGGGCTGATCCAGCTTGGTAGGGAATACCGCCAGCACGTCGCGGCAATACTCGTAATCCTTTCTGCTTTTGAGTGACAGCTGCTTGAACTGGTCACTGCCGTGGAACTCGGCAAAGAGGTAGTCCAGGCTGGCTGTGTCTATGCCCTCAATATCTTCAATCAGTCGGTGCAGCTCTGACAGAGTGATCTTGCTGCCGCAAATGTTCTGGCGTGTGCGTCTGCCGGCTTCATTGAAGCTGAGCCTATACCAGCAACCCTCACCTCGGTGATCGAAGTACACGCCATTTGGCAGCGCGGCCTGGTCGATATGTGCCGGGATGTGGGGGTTGTGCTTGCGCTTGCGGCCACGTCTCATACGATGTCAGGTCCATAGGTGTCGTTATCGGCAACGCGAAGCCCGCCTGCCTGGTTCACCAGGTCAATGGTTGTCCAGGGGCCTTTGCGCCCGGCGAATATCCTGATGCCTTGTGCGCGCAGCGTTTTCTCTACGTCAGCGCGCCGGGTGTAACCCGTGATGCGCTGCAGTTCTTCAAATTCTAGTACCTTTGCGGCGCTCATGGTTGTCTGCCTCTGCGGATCTGTTGGCGCAGCTTCGAGCAGCGTTGGTGATTGCCCTGGTTGCGGCGTTTGCCGCAGATATCGCACAAGTGCGGTAAGTCGAGCGGGCCGGCGTGTATCGACTGTTTGCGTTCGATCACAGCAAGGCGGCGGCCTGAGTGCTCTGGCGGCAGATAGTCGGTGCTGCCTGTTGTAAAAAAGTACTGAGTCATTTCCGCTTGCCCCTCTTCTTGTTCCCTTGCCCGCCTCGGGCGAATGCATCCCACGTAACCTGGGTGGCAACGTTGCCCACCTCGTCGCCGAATCGCTCGATCATCTTGTCCATAATGGCCAGCAGCTCGGGGATAGTGACGGGCTGGCGGATGACGGTATTCTCGATGTGGGTTTTGCCGTCCGGGGTTTTTATCAGGTAGTTGACGAGCCAAGGCACCGGCTTTTTCGGGCGCGTGCCGCGCTCGATGTAGCCTGGCTCTGGCAGGTTGGTGCAGCGGTGTAGGTGGCAGGTCACGCCGCCACCCCCTGCATCAGCTGCTGGTCGTGGCTGTTGACCTTCAGCAATGCGCACTGCGGGTAGGGGCTGACGCTGTTGCCTACCATCTTGACCTGCTCGGATTTGGAGAAGGTGCGGCCATCGTGACCGCGCTCGAAGTTGTAGTTGCTGGGGAAGCCTTGGCAACCGTAGAGCTCTTTGGGTTGGAGCATGCGTAAGGTGATATCGATGATGACGTAGGTTGCGCCCTGGTAGACCACGGTGACCAGTGCGAGCCGGTCTTTGGTGGTGATGGTGGGCAGCGGGGCGTCTGCGGCTGAGATGTTGTCTGTGCCGTAGTAGCTCATCAGGAAGGCCGCAACGCGCAGAGCTTTCTCTTCTATCACTTCGGGTGACAGGGTGCATTGCACCAGGGCGTGATGCTGTCCGGCTGCGGTTATGGCTGGCAGCGGTGCGTCTGCGGCTTGGCTGCTGCAGTTTTGACGCAGAGTAACCATGTTGGCGGTGACCAGCTGTTGTGTGCTGCCCTTGCCGACGATGGTGCTGGCCGGTTTGGTGAGCTCGTGGCCGGGGGTGGTGTTATTGCCGCCGTTCATTTGGGCCATGAAGGCGGTGGCCAGGCCATGCCGGTTCTCAGTTGTCTGGGTTTTGAGCGGTTTTTCCAGGCTGGATGAGCGGCTTTCGGTTTTGCTTTTCTCTCCATAGAAGGGTATGAGCGCTGCGCTAGCGATGCCCATTGCATGTGGTGCGCCTGCTGGACGCTTGCTGCCACCGCCACTGGTGATGGTTGGCAGGGGTTCATCCAGGCGCTGGCCGATGTGGTCGGCCCGGAATTTAACCAGCGTGGGCGCTGCTACGGCGAAGGTGCCGCCCTTGGGCTGGGCGGTGATGGTGCGTAGCGGGTCGCTAACGGGGTGCAGGTTCTCGGTGCTCCAGTTGGCGATGGGCACGATGAAGGGCTGGGCGGTGTCGAGCACAAAGCGGTGAATACCCTTGGCGATGCGGCGCATTGTGGCGTCGGCCAATGGGCGGGGGCGGTCAAATATGGATTTGCTGGGCAGGGTGAAGTCGATATGGTCCGCCGCTGCTGGCCAGCGCTTTTGCCCGCGCTTGGGGTGCTCGAAGTGGGTGGGCTCTGGCCAACAGATGGGCAGGCCGTCGCGGCGGGCCACCAGAAACAGGCGCTCGCGTGTGGTGGCGGCGCCGTAGTCGCAGGCGCGCAACAGTTTGTGCTCTACCTGGTAGCCAAGGCTCTGCAGGTGCTTGAGAAAGGCGCGCCATGTTTGGCCTTTGCGCTTGGGGTCTGGCACCAGAAACTGATCGCTGACCGGTACCCGTTCGCCCGGGGCGGCAACGGTTTTGCCGTCGCGCTTGATGACGCGCCCGGTGGTTTTGCAGCGCTTGGCAATGAGCGGACCCCAGTTGCGGATCTGCTTGACGTTTTCCATGGTGATCATCGTGGGTGCTGCCTGGCCGGCCCACATGGCGATAACCCACGACAGTGACCGGCTGGCCGAGCTGCGCGGTTGGCCGCCAGCGGCTTGGCTGTGGTGGGTGCAGTCGGGCGAGGCGTGCAGGTGTGCTACGCGCCGGCCATTGGTGACCTGGTGGGGCTTTACTTCGTACACGTCGCACGTGAAGTGCTGGGTGTGCGGGTGGTTGAGCCGGTGCATGCTGATGGCGTTTTCGCTGTGGTTGACGGCGATATCGACCGGTTTGCCGGTGGCCATTTCTGTGCCGGTGCTTGCTCCGCCGCCGCCGGCGAAGAGGTCTATGCGCAGGTCGTTGGCGTAGTTGAGCTGGTATTGGGTGTGGAGGTTCATAGATTGCACCCGTTGCGGCAGCTGAGGTACAGGTAAGCCCGGCCTTTTGGCGTGACCTTGTACTTAGCGTTTATCAAGCCGAGCTCGGTGCAGATAGTCTTTGAGGTAAAGCCTTGGTGGTAGCCCACCAGGCACTTGAGTGTGCCGACACGGATCACTTCGCGCTTTTCCATGCCGCCAAAGTTTGCATTGCCCCAGGCTTTGTTCAGCTCGTCATCAGTGACAAGGTCTTCGGGCGTGGCTGCTGCGCGGAGCAGTTCGGTTGCTTTGCTCATGCTGCACCTCCGCTCTGGTGGGCGGCGAGGGAATCAATGATCTCGCCCGTAACGCATGCGTAGCACTCGCAGCGCTCCAGTGCTTCCCGGTGTTCAAAGTCGCCATCGCCTCGAATGAAATCCAATGCCCGTCCCAACGCCTCAACCAGCCCCGCAACATCCTGCGCGGCAGGCGCTTGCCCAATCCGGGCGCGTGCTTGCCATCCGTCATGAGCGGGACCGACCCAGCTGTCGAGGTACAAGCCGATGTCATCTTTAGACAAGGACTTTTTAGCTGTGCCGGATAGAGACGCGACGTACGACTCAAACGCGGCGTTCTCGCGCTCTGGATCGTAATCGGCAGGCGCTGCCGGTTTTGGGCTGCATGCGTGGCTCATGGCTTCCAGAATGCGTACCTGAACCATGGCGAGCAGTTGAGTGATGAAGCCCGCGCCGTAGCTGCCGGGCGGATAGCTGTCGCCGCATTCGCAGGCCACCGGCTGCGCGCCTGCCTCTGTGCAGTCCTCGGCAGTTGCCGCAGCCAGCACGGCCAGTGCCTGGGTTTGCGTTGGGAAGGTCAGGCGCACGGCACCGGCAAATCGGGAAAAGGTCAGCGTGGCGACCTCTTCATCATCCGGACCGATCATCGCTCCCGCTTCGATAATGACGCCGGGCTGGCCGAGATGGATGGTCTGGCAGAGCGTTGGCGAGATGGTGCCTGCCTCGGCTGCGGCTTGCTTGGCCAGCTCTTTGCCGCGCTCTACGCCGGTTTGATAGGCGTGATTTTGCAGCTCGATCAGCATGTCGTTGATGCGGCTGGTTACGTGCTCGTGTTGGTTGCCGATCGCGGTGTAATCGTTCTCGTGGATGGCTTTCACATGTCACCCCCGTCGCGCTGGGCTGCGCGGTCCAGTCGTTCGATTTCGGCGATGATCAGGGCGCCGGCTTTGATCAGCTCGCGGCGGCGGTCACCGAGTTTTGGTTGCCAGCCTTTGGGTGTGATGGCTTCTGCCAGGGTGTTGCCGTAGCCGGTGCTGCGGGCGTCCCAGTCCCGGCATGCTTCGGGCAGGGCGTATAGGGCAGCAAAGGCGGCGATTTCATCACTGGCGTGCTCGTCGTCGTGCTCGGGGGGCCAGCCTTCGGCATTGACCTGGCGCAGCCGTTCATTGCGCAGCTCAAGTGCAACGTTCAGATGCGTTGGTGCTATCCCGATGATGCAGGGGGGGCTGTTGGTTTCCGGACAAGAGTAAAGGTTGGTGCTAGGCGGCTGAGCATTGTTCATCGCCGCCTGCACATAGTTGGCCGCGTCCAGCAGCTCTTCCAGTAGGTGCTGGAGCCACTCATTCAGGCTCAGGTCTCCGCGCTCAGTAGTGACGCCATACTTCTTCAGGCCGGTGAGTGAGCGGTCCAGCAGCAGTTGGCGGTTGCGCTCTACGTTCTGATCGGGTGATTGCATGGTCACACCTCCTGTGCGCAGCTGATGCGCATGAGCTGGGTGTCGATGGCCAGCATTTGGTTGCGTAGGTTGTCGATGGTTTTGAGCTGCCGTTCGCGTGCGGCAGCTCCTTCTGCTGGGGTGCGCAGTAGTAGGGCGATGTTGGCTGCGTGGGCGCTGTGTTGGGCTTTGAGTTCGTGCTCGTGCACGAGGGCGGCGGTTGTCATGGTTTCTGGCCCCAATTGGCGACGGGCGCTTCAAAGCGGTCGGCGGCAACGTCTGCTGTTGCGGTCAAGGTGCTGGTTGCATCAGGCGTGTTGAGGGATTTAAAGCGCTCTTCAAACAGCCGGTCGATCAGGCGCTGGCCGGTGGCGGCGCGGTTGGCGGCTTCTTTGGAATCCCTGAAGCGGTTCTTGTTGCGCAGGTCGAGCGACAGGTGGTTGAGCTTGTCTACCATGCGCTGCACGTTCTTGAGGTCTGATTCGGTGATGGCGGGCGTGCCTGCTTGTGCTGCGGCCAGCTCGTCGCCATGGCGTTGCTGCTGTTGCTCTAGGGCTTGGGCCGCTGTGTCGCGTGTGCGCTCAATGTCAGTGCGTAGGCGCTGGGTTTGTTGCTCTGATTTGCGCAGGGTGTGGCGTAGCTGTTCCTGTTCTGCCTTGGCTGTTTGCAAATCGGTGCGTAGTTGCTGCAACTCTTCGCCGTAGCGGGTTTTGCGAGCAATAAAGCCGTTGCGTCTGCCTGCGCGCCAGGCTGCGGCGATGAGGACGATGGCGCTGATGATGAGGGCAATGATGATGCCTGCCCCGATGATGATGTATTGGCTGTTCATTGGCTGTGTCTCCGGTGCCCGGCGCCGCGTGTGTGGTAGGTGCGGCGGCGGGCTGGCTGGTTGTAGGTGATTACTGACCGAGGGCGAAGGTGCCCACGGTGAGCTGGCAGAGGCCGCCAATCTCGGCGGTGAGCTTGTCTTTAAACTCCTGCGCCATTTCCTCTTCTTGCTGCTCTTGCATTACCCAGCGCGGCTTGATGACCGGCGGTTCGCTGGTGAGGATGCTAAGACGCAGGGTGAAGGTGCGGGCTTCCAGTCCGTCATAGGGTGAGGCGAGAAACAGCAAGTCGGCGGGCTGCTTTTCGGCGTGGGCGGCTTCGATGCTGTCCATGCTGCTGCGTTGCGCGCCAAAGGTAGTTTCTGTGCTGGTGCGCTCGGCTTGGGCTTTGATGGTGATGGTGCGGATTTTCTGCACGGCAGCGGAGACGGGCATTCCCTCACCAGTGCTATCCAGTACGGTGATGAATTCGTGCCAGTCTTCCATCCATTCGGCCAGATCGGCTTGCTTGTGGGCGCGGCCTGCCATTTGTTGCATGGCTTTGAAGGCAGCAGTGGGCTTGAGCTTGAGCGTGGCTTTGTCGTCACCGTGGCCGGGCAGGTTCTGGTCGCCAAGGTTGAACAGCACGGTGCAGCTCATGTCGTCCTGGTCAACAAAGCCTTGGGGCAGGTCGTCCAGCTTCTGGTGCTGCTCTACATAGGCGCAGAAGTCGCGGAACGATTGGGTGGCAAGGCGACCGCGAAAGCGTGCGCGGTGCGCTTCCAGCTGCTCCAGCGATTCCACGCTGAATTGGTGCGGCAGCAGGATGGCTGGCGTGTTTGTGTTCAACGGTTTGCCATTAGCTGCGGCGTGGGTGTCCGTGATGCGTTCCAGTGTATCGAGTGGCAATGTCATGTTGCTTTCCTTGTGGTAGGTGGTTTGGTGTTGCGGTGCTGCTTAGGTGCGGGCGGTGACCGGCGCCTGGTCTTTGGTGAACATTTGGCCAGTGGGGTTATCTGCAAACAGCTGCAGGCCATTGGCGGTGAGGTAGAACGGGGTTTCGAGCGCGGTGTCTTCGCGCTTGCTGCCGCGTTTGGTGGGGGCGGTGTAGTCGAGCTTGTGCGCGACTTTCACCTGGTGCGTTTCACCAATCTGGCTGAGCTCCAGGGTGATGGTGACCTTGCCCTTTTTGCCGTGCTCGCATACACCACTGGCTACTTCGCTGAGGGCGGTACCGAGCTGCTGGTTGAATACGCCAGCGTTGAGGTTGGCGATAAATTCGCCGGGGTCGGTTGCTTTCATGGTTGTGTTCCTTTGGCTTGGTTGGTTGCCGCTAGGCGGCGTGGTGCTGCTGGAGCTGGGCGTCTAGGTAGCGAGCCAGCTCTGGCAGGGTTACTACCAACGGTGCACGGTTGGAGTCGTGCAGGCGCTGGAGTGTGATGGCGACCTGGCCTTCTTCAATGATGCGGCGCAGGTGGCGGTCTGTTTGGATGTGCGGGAAATGGTCGGCCCGCAGTTCGCTGAGCGTTAAATAGGGCCGCGTGTGGCGGCGCTGGAGTTGGTGCAAAGTGGCGTTGCTCATGCGGCGGGTACCTCTGCAATGGCTTGGGCTGTGCTGCGCACGCGCAGTAGCTCGACCAGGGCTTGCGGTGTGCTGGCGATAACCTGTTGCTCAACTACGGTGCCGTTGAGGATGACGGCAATCAGTTGGAAACCGTCTGCGGCGGCGGGTGCTACGCACACTGTGCAGTGTTTAGGCGCTACTGTGCGCACGGAGGCATAGGCTTCTGCCAAGCGCAGGGCGCTGGGTTGGATCAGCTGTAGGCGCTCGATGGCTTCATTGACCGTGGCGCTGGCCACCTCTTTGCTGATGGTGGTGGGGTGGTCAAAGTGCACCTGCATCAGTTTGAGCGCGCCGATGGCCTCTTCGATGATGGGCATGGGGTTGTGAGTGCTTGGTTTAGGGTGGCTCATCACGCGGCGTGCTCCTGTGTTGAGGGCACTTGCACTACCTCTACGCCCAATTCTTTGGCGAGCCAGAGCAGCCCTTTACTGGTAACGAAGGTTTTGGCGTAGACCACGCCGTTGCCCTCGTTCATCAGTGGGTTGCCGGTGTGCTGCTTGAGCGCAACATGAAAGCGCCCGGCGTCTATGTCTTGCTGACGCGGCAGGCGGTTGCAGTCCAGAATCTTGCGGCGCTTGAGCTCTGCTGTCAGGCGGTTGCGCCCGGTACCGAGCATTTTGGCGGCGGTGGCCAGGTCGTATTTATGCGGCATGGGAGGCCTCCGGTTTGGCGCGGCGGTCGCGCGCTGCCATGTTGGCCGCGCTCTGAGCCAAAGTCAGTAATAGCTCAAGCTCGTTCAGGCTGATGGCGCCCACTCGGGATGCCATAGAGATTGAGCCAAGGCAGCGGCCATAAGCGGTATCGTTTGAGCAATACTCCTCTTCGCGGCAGGCGATCAGCGCCTGACGGATGAAGCGCAGTGACTCTTTTCTCAGTTGGGCCTTTCTCATGCCGCCACCTGCGCTGTGTCGAGCGTGCCGTTGGCACAGGCTTCGATAAAGGCCTGCGCTTTGCGCACCAGGTCGCGCACGCCCGTCTTGGGAATGCTCAAGCTGTTGGTGGTGCCTTCGATGCGCACGCTGATGTTGAGGTGGCGGTCGGTGTGCTCGGTGGTAAGCGCCGCTTCTATCGATACGCTGTTACCGGATGCGCCCGGGCGTATGAGCCTGTGCCGGAATGTGCCTGTGGTGCGCACATGCGTGGGCAGCAGGTTGAGGCTGTTGTGAGAGAGGGTTAGGCGGCTCATGCAGCATGTCCTCCGTCCCATGGGCCGCTGTCATCCGCGGAGTTGCTAGAGGGTGTGCTAATTGCACGAGCGGCCACCGCCCACAGTGCTTGGCAGAAACCATTAGGCTCTGGCAGCTTGCTGTTGGGGGTGCGCACTGGCTGTTTGATAAGGGAGAGGGCGGCACGGTTGCCGCCGACGACAATCGCGAGCCCGGTATCGGCGACGATTTTATTGATTGCGTCCGGATTTTTAAGCACCGCAGGGTGCAAATAGACCGGGCAGGTAGATCTTGGCTGTGTCCGCATTGTGTTGACCCTGTGTGGTAGGTGGGTTCAACACAAATCTACTTAAAGGTAATGATTAAATCAATACCTTTAAGTAAGTATTTTAATAATAAAAAAGCCCTGCTCGTGCAGGGCTGTTGTTCAGAGTGTGTTACTGGAGTAAGCGCGCGACGCCAAATGCCATGGCGGAGGTTAAGCCTACCAAGGCAAAAGCGGTGCCAACGTACCATTTGATCAAAGTGCTCTCTGTCGAGGCAAGATCAGCTTTGGTGGCCCCATGCTTTTCAATGGAGTCTAGCTTCGTTTCTGAGCGAGTCAGCTTATCCCGAATGTCTGGAATCGCTGCCTCAAGCGCTTGCATACGTCTTTCCATTTCACCACCTCCTGGCGGGTTTCCGCTACCAGTATGGTCTTTTCCATTAGAGCTGTCATTTATGGCTTTGTTAGAAAAAAGCACGACATTATCTTTCCGCATTGTTCTTTCCTTCCAATGCTCGGTGTGCAACTACTGTTGCTTCTAAGAATCGGGTGTTTGCGCAGCTCTTGCAGATCAGAACGTAAAACCAAAGAGACTGATCTGTATGGCTGACTAAGGTGCTGTTCGCTAGGCAAGCTTTGCCGCCATCTGTAGCCAATGAGTGGTCTGGGTTTTTACATATTAAACACGGGCTGTCTTGCCCTAACTGACTTACGGCTCTAACGACATCATCTACTGACAACGCGATTATATCTTCAGCTTTTAAGTCTTCTAGTTCTTTGGAGCTCATTGGCTAATACCTGATCTTACTAGGTGGCACGATCCCGCCCACGTAATGAATTTGCTCAATATCATCGCGAGGGATAGTTATCCGCCCGTACCCGTCATTTACGGCCATGAGGCTAACTTCCTCGGTGTTCTCATAGAGCAGCTCTTTAACCATGCATTCCTGATTGGAGCGCCGGCGCACCATTACATATTCACCTGGAATCAATGCGTGGTTAGGTTCGCACCACACCACCCATCCGCTACGTATAGCAGGCGCCATTGATTCACCTTTGACGCGGAGCGAGTAAGCGTCCGGGTCGTTTGTCGGTACATCCAGCCAGCCATCAGCCTCGGCCAATGCGTCCCAATATCCGTCTGGGCCCAATTGTGCAGTCCCTACAATTTTTGTGCGTTGAAAAGGCTTGGTGATCTCCGGCCCAAGCTCAAAATCACTACCAGGCATGACCTCATCGTGAGGCGTGTCGAACCATCCGGAGGGTAGCCGCAGCTTTTTCTCAAAATCTCGCGCTATGGCTTCGCCGAATGCTCTCTGGTTGTTTGCGTTGGGTAGCATGCTGCCCACGTAGCCGCCCTGGCGTCCGACTTCGCGGCCCAGAGCGGTTCTATTGCCTTTGTGCTTTTTCTCTAAAATGAGCGCCAGGTTGGCCCGGCGGGTGTCAATTGTCGTCATTCAGAAATGGTCGCCGTTCGTTACACAAAAGTAAACATCCCAAAGGTATTGACTTGGCATTACCTATAAGTAAGTATTGGCGCATCGTTTAGAGCAATTACGGTGAAGCTCAATTATGGAACTTGTTAAATTCATCCGCCCTATGAGTGATTCAGAGCTCAAGACATTCGCAAAGGCTTGCGACTCAACCCCCGGCCAGCTCAAGCAGGTTGCCTATGGGCGGCGGGCTAGTGCAGATCTTGCCATACGGATCGATATCGCCAGTTGCGGCGCGGTTACCTGCGAAGATATTCGGTCTGATATCAATTGGGCTTACCTGCGTGGCAACGAGGCGCAGAATCAAGCCGCATGAACAACAACCCGCCGGAGACACAGCCACGTCATTCAGCGGCGGGAGCCGGTAGCGGGAGCCTCACCAGCAGACCGTTACCGGCACAGGGCCAATAGGCCAGAACAATAAGCCAGCCGCAGTGCGACTGGCAAAAGAGAGGCAGGAATCAGGGGCCCACCTACCACAGCAAGACCCTGACCCTGCAGTCCGGTACCGGGTAACACCCCGGCGCCTCAACGACCCACCCCCGACACAGCCAGTGCAAAAGGGGTGGGATGCTGTAGACCAAGCATAAGCGGTATAGCCGCGCCTTGGCTACGGCGTTACAGGGGAATTAACGCCAATGAGTAGACAACACCTGCTGCCGGACGCCGGTCCGGTGGTCGATATCCACCAAGCCGTTTATGTTGCTGCCCGCGATTATCGCGGTGGGGTGACTGCTTTGGCTGCCACGGTGGTGCTGCCTTACGACACCTTTCAGAAGAAAATCAGCGTGGCCAACGCTACTCACCATCTGATGCTGCATGAGTTTATGGCGGTGGCTGAGGCGGTAGACGATGACCGCATTGACGATGCCTTTGCCCGTGCACGCGGCAAGCTACTGTTTAAACCCCAACCGGTACCGGCCACCCGCCAGGCGCTTGAGGCGCTGGGCAAGATGCTGGCTGCTGAGGGGGCATTTGTTGGCAGTCTGCATGAAGGCGTGGCAGACAATAAGTGGGAGCAGCACGAGGTCGAGAAGCTGGAGCACTGCGCGCATAAGGTGATCAGCGAGATTTTGGGTATCTGCGCGGGTGCGCGGCAGGCGCTGGAGGGTGGCGACCATGGCTGATCTTTGCGAGCAGGGGAGTGAGCGCGCCCAACAGATGCTGGATGATGCCCTGACGGAGCAGCGTATCAAGGCCGCTCGATCACCCATTGACCACCTTTTCTGCGAATCCTGCGATAGGCCAATCCCTCTCAAGCGTCGTGAGCTGCTGCCGGGTGTGGAAACCTGCGTGGATTGCCAGAGCATTATGGAGCAGCAGGGGGTGATCCGTGGCCGATAAAACCGGAATCGAATGGACGGACGCTACCTGGAACCCTATACGCGGCTGCTCGCGTGTGAGTGAGGGTTGCCGCAACTGTTACGCCGAGGGCGTGGCGAAGCGCTTCAGCGGGCCGGGCATGCCGTATGAAGGCCTGATCGCTAAGGGTGGGCAGTGGAATGGCAAGGTGCGGGTGGTCGAGTCGGCCTTTGACCAGCCGCTCCGTTGGGTGAAGCCGCGGCGGATCTTCGTCAACTCAATGAGCGACCTGTTTCACGAGGATGTGCCCTTTGATGTGATTGCGATGATTTTCAGCATCATGAGCGTGACCACGCGGCATACCTACCAGATTTTGACCAAGCGGCCTGAGCGTATGTTGGCGTTCTTTGAGTGGGCCTGCGACGGCCTTGACTACCCGTTCAGGATAGCGGAAGCCTGGCCTCCGGGGTTGGAGTGGAAGCCAGCAGGCGGTGGCCGAGGTGGGTACGATAACTGCGGGCCCAATTGGCCTTATGAGAATGTGTGGCTCGGCGTGAGCGTTGAAGATCAGGCTACGGCTGATGCGCGGATTCCGTTGTTGCTGGAAGCGCCGGCGGCTGTTCGGTGGATCAGTGCTGAGCCTTTGTTGGGGCCTGTGAACCTTCCGTTTGTGAATTTCTGGTGCTCTGTGTGCGGTGGTACCGGGATGCTTGGCCGCTTCCCTGGTGGGGCTTGTACCCGCTGCGCTGGGCGGGGCGAGATACCTGCTATCAGCACCGACCCGCGCCTTGGCATGCCCAGTACGCCCATGCGGAGGATTGATTGGGTTGTGGCTGGCGGTGAGTCGGGACCGAAAGCCAGGCCGATGCATCCAGAGTGGGCCGGCGTGTTGCGTGATCAGTGCGTTGGAGCTGGGGTGCCATTCTTGTTCAAGCAATGGGGCGAGTGGGCGCCGCGTGGCCCTGCCGTGATGGGGTATCCATCTGTTGAAGGTGTGCTGCGTATTCGCCTGACTGACCTAGGCGAGAATGGTAGCGACCTTGGCGCAGAGGGCGACAACCATGCCTGGATGCAGCGTATAGGCAACAAAGCGGCGGGGCGCCTGCTGGATGGCGTGCTGCATGATGCTTATCCGGGGGTGGCCAATGTCTAAGTTACCCGATATTACCCTTGATGATCTGCCCGGCCTGCTGGCCCATATCGACGCTGACACTAACCGCGACAGCTGGGTGAAGATAGGGATGGGCGTTAAGGCGCACTTTGGAGAAGACGGCTTTAACGATTGGAACAGCTGGAGCCAGAACAGCCCGGATTACAAGCCAGCTGATGCGCTGAGTGCGTGGAAGTCATTCAAGGGCGCGAAGGTGACCATCGGCACGGTGGTGCATTTGGCCAAAGAGGGCGGCTGGAAGCCGACTAAGCGCGAGCTCACCGCCAAAGAGAAGCGTGAGCGCAAGGCGGAGCAGGAAGCGCGGCGCAAACAACGCCAGGCTGAGGTTGAGGCCGATGAAGCGCAGCTGGCGGCAATGCAGGCTGAGGTGCAGCGCATTACCGGGCGGCTGCTGGCGGAGTTTACGCAGGCGCGCGGTAAGAGCGAATACCTGGAACGTAAACAGGTTCCGCCTTACGGTGTGCGGTTTATCACGCGCAATGTGGTGCTGAGCATTGATGCGCAGCTGATGCGTTGTGATTTGTGGGCGGGTGATGATATCGCCCGTTTTTTTGCCAACTTGCCTAACCCGCGACCTGACCATCACTCATTCATGAAGCTGGACGCGGGCACTTTTGTGGTGCCGCTGCGGGATATTGACGGCGTGGTGTGGAGCTTTCAGGCGATATCGGCCAGCGGTACCAAGCTGTTTCCGAAGTTTGCGCGTAAGCAGGGCTGCATGCATTGCATCGGTACGCTGGATGGTGCCGAGGTGATTGTGGCAGCCGAGGGCTACGCGACGGCGGCGAGTGTTGCCCAGGCCAGCGAGTGGCCTACGGTGATGACGGTTGATGTGGGTAACATGGCGGTGCTTGCGCGGTTGATCCGCCAGAAGCACCCGGCGGCGCGCTTGATTCTGGCGGGTGATGATGACCCCAAGCCAGACGGCAAGAATCCGGGCCGCACGGCGGCGGAAGCCATTGCGGCGGAGCTGGGCCTTACGGTGGTGTTCCCGGTTGTGCCTGAGCAGGTGGCGGCATGACGGCGGCGCGTAAGGTGGATTGGAATGATCTGCATGTTGAGTTTGGCCTTGAGGTTGTACGCGAACAACTGTTGGCTGCGGCTAATGAGCCGGTGCGCTGCGTTGCGCCGAGCGCGGATGATCTTCCCCCGGCCCCATCTGGTATTGAGCCGCCGGCGGCGGCTGAACTGTCTGAGGGGTGCGGGGAGGGCTGGCATCTGGAAAAGGTGCGCGCGCGCTTTGCGTTAGTTGAGGGTGAGACCAAGGTGTTTGATTTGCACCGCCGGGCCATTGTGCGCAAGGCAGGCTTTGAGGCGCTGGTGGGTAAGGCGTTGGCGAAGCAGTGGTTTGAGTTGCCAGAGAAAAAGGCGATCGATCCAGATAATGCGAAGCGGGTGGAGAATGACGCCAAGCTGGGCAAGCGGCTGAAGGCTGGCGAGTCGGGCGGTGATGTTAATTGGCGCTATGTGTACCTGGATGGATCGCAGGATATTTACGATCGTCAGTTACGCCAGCGCTTACCCGCTGGGGCGGTGAAGCTGGCCTTGGGCGATGCGTTTACGCTGTGGCAGAACAGTAAGGATCGGCGGGTTATTCCGGCTGAGAACCTGCTGTTTGATCCGCAGATGATTGAGAGTCCGGCGGATACAATCAATACTTTTGAGGGCTTGCCGCTGACGCCGGTACCGAACCGCTCGGCCTGTGAGGGCATGATCTGGTTGATCAGCTTTTTGTGTAATGGCCAGAAGGACGCCATCGACTGGCTCACGCGTTGGTTGGCCTACCCGCTGCAGCGTGTGGGTGCCAAGCTGGATACGGCGGTATTGATGCATTCGACCATGGAGGGCTCGGGCAAGAGTCTGTTGTTTGGCGACATCATGCGTCCGATTTACGGTGCTTACGGTGCGACTGTTGGTCAGGCGCAGTTGGAGAGCAACTGGACGCAATGGCAGTCGAACAAGCTGTACGGGTTGTTTGAAGAGGTAGTGAGCCGGGACCAGCGTTACAACCAGGTGGGTAAGATTAAACACATGGTGACGGGCAAGACGGTGCGGATCGAGAGTAAGTTTGTGAACGGTTGGGAAGAGGCCAACTACATGAACGCGGTGTTTCTATCGAATGAGATTCTGCCTTGGCCCATTGGCGAGAATGACCGGCGCATGCTGATTCTGTGGCCAGAGAAGACGCTGCCGCCAAAGGCACAAAAGCGCATTGGTTATGAGCTGAAAAACGGCGGTATCGAGGCTTTCTTTGATTACCTGTTGGAGTATGACCTGGGTGACTTTGATGAACGCACGCGCCCGCCAGAGACGCCTGCACGTCAGCGATTGGTTGAACTGAGCCGGGCCAGCTGGGATACGTTCTACCACCAATGGAAAGCAGGTGAGCTGGGTGTGCCCTTTGATATGTGTCGCACGCAGGATCTGCATGATTTGTTTTTGGAGTGGTGCTCGAAGCTAAAAGAGCACTCACTGAGCGAGACGAAGTTCAGCCTGTTTTTGTCGACCAAGCCAGATACGTTCAAGTCTGAGACGCAGATATTCTGGACGGATGACAACGGCGACCGGCGACGATCTATTTTTTTTACTCCTTCCCCCGACCCCAACCTTGATCTGGCGGTAGCCAAGCAGGTGGGCGCGCAGGTGCATGCGTGGCGCATGGCTGCGCAGAAGGCGGGCTGGCACCCCGACAAGTGGGAGAAGTGCATAGGGTTTGTGCCACCGTTGGCTGGGAGTAGGACTGATGACTGATCTGTCTGGGGTGTCTAGGGTGTGTCTACCCTTTATTTGCCCAACCCTAGACAGCCGAAAGCCGCGTGCCTTGTGGCTTTGCGGGGTACTGTCCGGGGTGTCTAGGGTTTACACGCGTGCGCGGGTGCGCGCATTTATCTAAGGCTGATATTCAAGTTTTTTTTCTCATGCGTGAGCAAATAACCCTATCAACCCTAGACACCCTAGACAGTTAATTCCAAGTAGATGTTTTATAAAGAATTTAAGTGTCTAGGGTGCTGTCCGGGGTTGGCCTATATCTGTCCGGGGTCTGAATTTAAGGGGAATGCGATGATTGAAGTAGTAGAGCGAGCGCTGATTGCGTGGGGCCATGAGTACAGGACGCGCGGCACTGTGGCGGCGCTGCCGTGCACGCTGGGCGCTGCGATTGATAACCAGGGTGTGATGATCCGCAGTACGGGTAACGGCGCTGGTGGCGGGGCTGTGGGCCTCGCTTCTGGTGAGTTGGGTGCGGTGGGCGCTGCGGTTGAGGCTGCCCTGGTGCAGCTGCGCCAACCTGAGATGGTGGGCGGAAAGGGCAAGGTGGGTATTGAGCTGTCGAAGTTGGCCCGTGTGCGCTACCTGCCAGACCCGATGCCATTGGTAGAGCACCAGATGCGCCGCATGGAGTGGCGATCGTCTGAGACCTACCGCAGCAAGCTGCATCAGCTGCATGTACTGCTGGAGCCGCTGCTGCTGGCTGAGTTGCCATGGTTGAAGCGGTCGGCATGAAAATAGTTAATACCGTTCGTCGGGCGCGTTTTGGTGTGAAACCACGTTCAACAAACCTTGCACACACGCCCGACACAATGCGCCGGGAATGGCGTTAATCAGCCCTTTACGCCATTGGGGGTTTGCGCGTTAATAGCGGCTAACGTTGTATAGGTGCGTCAGGCGAGACCACCTAGGCTGTTCCCCTGCTGGATTGGCTGCCAGCAACCCAAAGCCCCACACATGAGAATGTTGTGGGGCTTTTCTATTTCTGGCCTCTGCGCGTGCAGGGGTTGCCCACTGCGCCGGAGGCCGCATGTCTGACCCAAGCAATCCTGCTCCTATCGGCAAGGCGATTGCCGAGATCCCATTGTGGATGGCGATACTGCTGGCACTGGCGTCTGGGTTGAGCGGGGAGATGCTGCGAGCGTCTACGCTGATCAACCTCACTTGGAAGCAGTTGGCGGCGCGCATCGGCATGCGCTTTGGTGCGGCTGGCCTGGTGGGCATTGCGGTGTTCATGGCGGCGTTTGCCTTGGCAGTGCATCCGTACCTTAGCGCGGCGCTGTGTATCTTCTCGGCAATGCTGGGCGGTGACGTGGCCAGTAGTTTGTTTGAGCGTTGGGCTGCCAAGCGGGCAGGGGTGTGTGATTTGCCAAGCCAGCGCCCGCCCGACCCAAGAGAATGATGGACGGCAGTATCAGCGTCACAGACCTGGACGATGCGCTGGCCGAGCTGAAGCGGCTAGGCCCGCAGAGCAACGCAGCTTTGGCCTTGGCGCTAAACGAGGTGGGTACCGAGGCAGTGAAGCAACTGCAGGGCGAGGCGCGCACAGTGTTCGACCGGCCTACGCCTTTCACGATCAACGCGTTCCGTGTTTTGTATGCGAAGGCATCACGGCCTGAAGCGGCGGTTTGGATCAAAGACGAGAAGAGTGGTGCTGGTGGTGGGCAAGCGCCCGAGGCCTGGTTTAGTCCGCAGGTGTATGGCGGTGACCGCCGAGTGAAACAGTCGGAGAAGCGCCTGCGAGAGAAAGGCATCTTGCCCTCTGGGATGTTTCTGGCTCCGGGGCCGGGCGCTCGCATGGATGCTTACGGCAACCTGTCTCGTGGCCAGATGCAACAGATCCTCTCTGGGCTGGGCGCTGATAACCCATCAGGCTCAACCCTTGCGGCCAGCCAGAGCCGACGCTCCCTGAAGAAAGGCCACGCTAAGGCGTTCTTCGTGCTCAAGCGGGGTAAGCGCCCCATTGGTATCGCAGAGCGACGGGGCAAGACCATGGCCCTGGTGTTGTTGTTTGTGCGACAACCCAACTATGCCGCCCGCTTCGACTTCTTCCGAGTGGTTCGGCAGGTGGCTGAGAACGATGCGCTGGTTGAAGGGGCGATAGACCGGGCCATTGCCAAGGTCCGGCGGTGATGGTGGGGGCTTGGTTGGTAGTGTGCCGCGCCAGTGCGCGGGGGGCCCCTGGAGGTCTGAACGGTCAAGGGTAATTCGGCTCGCGTTTTCTCGTTAGCGGGAGGCTGTGAGACTTAGTGAACTCGGTGAACTGGTTAACCGGGCATGGTTAACGGTTAACAGGTGGCGTAATGGAGACAGCAAGCAAGTCTGAGTTTGCGGCTTTGATGGGCTGCTCCAAGTCTTACGTATCAAAGCTGAACAGTCAGGGGCGGCTGGTACTCGATGACAAAGGCCGTGTGCTGGTCGCTGAGACAAAGGCTCTGCTAGAAAACAGCGCAGATCCAAGCAAAGCGGGTGTTGCTGACCGCCACCAGCGAGACCGAGTTGAGAAGGGCGTTAGTGTTCACGTTGCACCTGACGCGCCGGCAGATACAGCGCCGCCCGACGGAAAGCCCGCTGACAAATTTGATTACCAGTCATCCCGTGCGCAGCGCGAACACTTCCTTGCGCAGCTCGCGCAAAGCGAAGCCCTCAAGGCGGCAGGTGAGCTAGTTGATCGCGCTGCTGTAGAGCAAGCCGCCTTTATCGCTGGCCGCGCTATGCGTGACTTACTGCTGGGTCTGCCAAAGCAAATTGCGCCTGACCTGGCCGCGATTACTGATTCTTGGGAACTCGAACGGATGCTTACCACCCACCTGCGGCGCGTGCTGGAGGATGCTAGCCGCATGAGTGCGGCGGATCTGGAACAGGTGCTGCACCCACCGAACTGATGCCATGACGATTGAATACGCGGACGGTGCCGAGCAGTACCGCTCGGCGTATGTGCGAGGCTTGCTGCCTGATCCGGAGATGTGGACCGACGAGTGGGCTGACAAATACATGCGGATTCCGCGTGATACCGGCGCTGCTGAACCCGGCCCCTACCGCACGGATCGCACACCCTATGCGCGTGAGCCCATGCGCTGCTTGTCGCCATCTCATCCGGCAAAGCGGGTTGTGACCAAGGTCGCCTCGCAGATGATGAAAACGCAGATCGCCTTGAACTGGATCGGTAGCATCATCCACCAGGCACCGGCCAACATCCTGACGCTGTTGCCTAGTCTTGGGCTGGCCAAGCGCGTTAGTGGCCGGATAGATAAAACCATCAAGGTCACGCCAGTGCTGCGGGACCGTGTAGCTCAGTCCCGCTCGCGGGATTCACGCAACACGCTGGACACCAAGGAGTTTGAGGGCGGCACGCTTTACGCGACCACAGCAGGCTCAGCAGCCAACCTGGCCGAGGTGTCAGCCCGCTTTGTTTATGGCGATGAGGTCGACCGTTGGGACGTTGATGTTGATAACGAAGGCGACCCGATTGAGCTGGCCGAAACACGCGGTACCACCTTTGGCCGCAACGCCAAGTTCTACTTTTCCAGCTCACCCACAATCAAGGGTGTATCGCGGATTGATGACCTGTTCATGCAGGGCGATCAGCGGCACTTTTACGTGCCTTGCCCTTATTGTGGCGAGCACCAGGTGTTGCTTTGGCAGAACCTGAAATGGGCCAAAGATTACAGCTGGGCTGGTTACCTGTGCAGCAACCCTGATTGTAGCGGTGCTGGTGCGTTCATCGAAGAGCATCACAAGGGCCAGATGTTGGCTGCAGGCGAGTGGCGCGGGCACGCGGACGGTGACGGCGAAACGGTCAGCTTCACGCTCTCTGCGCTTTATATGCCGCCCGGCTGGCTCTCCTGGACTGACCTGGCAAAGCAATACGACAAGGCATCAATCGCCTCTGATAAGGGCGACCTTGAGCCGATGCAGGTGTTTTACAACACTCGTTTGGCCGAGGTTTGGGACTCCGCGCAGGAGATGACCAAGGCCAGTGAGCTGAAAGCGCGTGCAGAAGATTACCGCCTCGGCACAGTACCGGCGGAGGCGTTGTTGCTAACGGCGGCGGTGGATACGCAAGGCGACCGCCTGGAGCTGATGGTGATCGGCTGGGGCGAGGGTATGGAGCGCTGGGTGGTTGACCACAAGGTGATCCAGGGCAACCCATCAGACGAGCGCACCTGGGCCGCGCTGGATGTGGAGCTTAAACGGCGCTACTTGCATGCGTCGGGCATAGAGCTCGCCATCCGCGCCACGGCAGTGGACTCCGGTGGCCACCACACCGATGAGGTGTATCAGTTCTGCCGCTTGCGGCGCTGGCGCAATGTGTTTGCCGTTAAGGGGGCGAGTAAGTCAGGGCGCCCGGTCATTGCACAGCGGCCGTCCAAAGTTGATGTGACCTGGAAAGGCACTGTAGAGAAGCAGGGCGCTGAGCTGTGGCTGATTGGTACCGATACGGCCAAAGACTGGATCTATAACCGTTACGCGCTGGGTGAAGGTCCTGGTGCGTTGCACTTTTCCAAGGATCTGCCTGACGACTTTTATGACCAGTGTGTAGCCGAACGCAAAATCACGCGCTACGTGAAAGGCTTCAAGCGTCAGGAATGGACAAAGGCCAAGGCAGAACGAAACGAAGCGCTGGATCTGCTGGTTTACAACCTGGCCATGGCTCACTACCTGGGCATTCCCCGTTACACCGTGGTGGATTGGGAAGGCCTGCGAGCAGCGTTCACTCAGCGCAGTCTGTTTGCTGAACCGGCTAATCAGAGCATAAGCACTGATACGCAGCAGGCAGCTCCAGAGCAGGTTTCAGAGCCGCAACCACAAACGCCCGTCACCTCGGCAAAGCCGACAAGACGGCGCACCTCCCGCAGCGGTTATCTCAACCGCCGATAGTTGATGAGGCACACGATGAGCACTGCACAGCAGCGCCTGGACAGTGTTCGGGCGCAGATTGATGAGGTCTTGCAGAAAGGCCAGCGGATGCGCAAAGGCGACCGCGAACTGCAGCGCGCAGAGTTGGCCAGCCTACGGATGCTGGAGTCTGAGTATATAAAACAGTCCGCACGAGAGTCCGCTGCCAGCTCGGGCCGTTCTCGGGTCACGCGGCTTTACCATGGGGGCAAAGGTATCCGATGAGCCGCCAACGAGTAGTCGCCAAACGTATCCGCAATAGCTACGAGGGAGCCGGTACCGGTCGGCGCGCAAAGGGCTGGGACGCACCTGATGTGGCGATGAACAGCGTTTCGCTACCGGCGTTGCCGCTGCTGCGTCGCCGAAGCCGTGCAGCGGTCCGCAACGACCCCTACGCGCTCAGCGCCATAAACAAGCGGGTGACCAACATTATTGGCACTGGCATTACGCCAAGGCCACAGATCAAAGATGAGGCGATCCGCACCATCCTGCAGGAGCTGTGGGAGGACTGGGCGGACGAAGCCGACGCAGATGGCCGAACGGATTTTTACGGCCAGCAGGCCCTAATCAGCCGGATGGTTGAAGAGTCCGGCGAATGTTTTGTGCGGTACCGCTACCGTCGAGATACAGACGGGCTGGTGGTGCCGTTTCAGTTGCAGATTCTACCGGCAGAGTTCGTGCCCATTGATCGCAATTTCAAAACCCGGCGGGGCAACATCGTGCGGGCCGGTATTGAGTTTGATGCAGTTGGCCGGCGCGCTGCTTACTGGATGTACCAGCAGAACCCGGGTGATGCGAATGCCCACCTAGCTGGCTTTAACGCCTTGCACCGGATACCGGCTGACCAGGTGTTGCACATCTACGAAGTGCTTGAGGCAGGCCAGCTACGCGGCATACCCCGCTTGGCTCCGGTGCTCTTGCGGCTGCGGTCTCTGGATAATTACGACGATGCGGTTCTGTTTCGCCAGGAGGTGAGCAACCTGTTTGCCGGGTTCATCAAGAAACCTGCGTCGGAAGGCCCGCGAGGCTTGGACACCGTAACCGGGGAGCCATTAACGACAGATGCCGACGGCACGCCGATGGTCGCGCTAGAGCCCGGCTCCATGCAGGAGCTACTGGAAGGGGAGACCGTCGAGTTCTCAGACCCGCCAGATGCAGGCAATACCTATGTCGACTTCATGCGGCAGCAACTGCAGGCGGCCGCTGCCGGTGTTGAGTTGCCTTATGAACTGTTGACCGGTGACATGAAGGATATAAGCGATCGCGTATTGCGGATTCTGCTTAACGATTTCAGGCGCCGCATCGAGCAGCTTCAGTTCTCTGTGTATGTGCACCAGCTCTGCAGGCCGGTACGTGCTGCCTGGTTGGACGCTGCCGTGCTCTCAGGCGCGATCGAACTTCCGGGTTACGCCGAACCGGCCAAGCGCCGCGGGTATTTGCGCACGCGCTGGATTCCGCACGGCTGGGCCTATCACCACCCCGTACAGGATGTGCAGGGCAAGCTGCTGGAAATCGGCGGCGGCCTGTTGAGCCGAAGCGAGCATGCACTGCGCACAGGCTATGACGCTGAGGTGATCGACAACGAGAACGCTCAAGACAATGAGCGAGCAAGACGGCTTGGCCTTGCCTACAAGGTCGACACCTCAGCCAGCACGGAAGCTAGCGGCAAGAACACCAACGAAGAGGAAACCTAACCATGAAGAAACACCGGCAATACATGATTGCCCTGGCGATGGCTGCGGCTGCCTCTTCGCCCTGGCGGATCATGAACAAAGGCACTGGCGATTCCAGCAAGGACGGCGGCTGGTATCGCATCAACAATGTGTCTGAAGACCCCAGCAAACCGCTTGAGGTGGAGATATACGACGAGATCGGCACCTGGGGTGTTACCTCTAAACAGTTTGTAGATGAGCTGAAAGCGGCGGATGACGGGCAGCGAAACATCGTCATCGCCATCAACAGCATCGGCGGCGAGATGGGTGACGGCTTTGCCATCCATAACGCGTTGCTGCGCCTCGGAGAGCGAGTGACTGCGCGCATTGACGGCTTTGCGCTCAGCTCCGCTGGTGTGGTGGCAATGGGCGCACATCGCGTGCAAATGCACGACAACGCCATGCTGATGATGCACAACCCCTGGACCTTTGCCGCTGGCGACAGCGAAGAGTTTCGCAAGATCGCGGACATCATGGATCAGATGGTTGAAGGCATCGTGGCCAGCTTTAAGCACCGCACGCTGAATGTGGACGATGCAGAGCTGCGCCGCATGATCAACGCGGAAACCTGGCTCACGGCACAAGAGGCCAAGGACCAGGGCTTTGTTGATGAGGTGCTTACCGGGGCCGGCAGTGTGAGCAACGCATCGAGCCTGCGCATCCTCAATCGTTACAACAACATGCCGGCAGCGGTTAAGGCCCAAATGGCTAATCCACCCGCTGATCCGCCCGAACCAGAGCCAGAACCTGAACCGGAGGCCGACCCGCCAGATATGGTCGCGCTTGCAGCGCTGGCCACGGCGGAGTGTGCCAAAGCCGGTATTGCCGACCAGGCACAAGTGATTATCCAAGCAAGCGGCCTTAAGGATGAAGCCAGCGTGCGGGCAGCGGTGAAGCAAGCCAAGGACGTGCGGGCGCTTTGCATCATGGCTAAGCAACCCGATCTGGCGCCCGGTTTCATCAAGGATGGCCTGACGCCTGACGTGGCGCGCGGCAAGTTGTTCGACAAGTTGGTTGCCAGTAGCGGCCAAGTTGAAATTAGCAACCACCCTGCGGTGGATGACCAGCCGGCGCCAAGCGTTAAGGCTGTTAACCCGAGCGCTGTTTACGCTGCTCGACGTAACAAAAACGCCTCGAAAGGAGCGCAAGCATGAGTATCAAAACTGAAGGCGTACACGCCGGTGAATTCCTCCTTTCGGAGGCTAACGGTTCGCGCAGCCGTGCCAACATCGTGGTCGCCGCTGGCGCAGGTATTGTGTTGGCTGGCACCTTACTGGCTGCTATTACAGCTGCCAATGCAATGGTGCCGACGGCTGATGGCGGCAACACTGGCAATGGCACTATCGGCAGCATTGCCATAACCAGTGATGCGGTGTCTGGCAACTATCTGCTGACCATTACAGAAGCTGCAGCAGCAGGTGGCACCTTTGATGTTACCGGGCCTGGCGGTGCGGTGATTGGCAGCGGGGAGGTTGGCGAAGCGTTTGAGATGGCGGGACTGGGTTTCACCCTAGCTGCTGGTAGCACAGACTTTGCCGAAGGCACAGCTTCACTTTGGCCGTGACCGCAAACCTGGGTGAATACGTGCCTTATGACGATGACGGCACGGACGATGGCCGACGCGCCGCCTCCGGCATCCTTTATGCCTCGGTCGACGCGACTGAAACGGACGCTTTGGCGGTTGCTATAACGCGGGATGCCGAGGTGGTGGAACGCCTGCTCACTGGCATCGACGCAAACGGCGCTGTTGATCTGCTGGCACAGGGCATCGTTATTCGCCCCTAACCTGACCTGAAACACCAACCCCTCAAAACCTCGCTGCGGCGGGGTTTTTTATTGCAAGGAGCCCACCATGGCTGAGATTTCCATTTTTGAAGATGAGGCCTTTAGCGTTCCGGCGTTGCTCGCCGTGATCAATGAAGAGCCACAAGTGCCTGGTCAGATCGGTGCGTCCGGTCTGTTTGAAGAAGAAGGCGTTAACAGCACCACCGTGCAGATCGAAAAGGACGGTACCACCCTGGCGCTAGTACCAGCGGCTGCACGAGGCGGCGTAGGTATGGCTGTAACGGGTGATAAGCGCAGCTTGATTCCTTTCAACACCGTGCATCTGCCCCAAACCTTCCAGATTCTTGCGGATGAGATCCAGAACATTCGCATGGTTGGCAGCACTACTGAGCTCCAACAAGCGCAGCGCGTAGTTGAGCGCCGCTTGCAAAAGTGCCAGAAGCAGCTGGACGCCACGCACGAATACCAGCGAGTAGGGGCCATTAATGGCCAAGTGCTGGATGCGAACGGTAAGAACGTGCTGTTGGACATTTACCACCGCTTTGGTCTGACCCGTCCAAAGGCCTTTTCTTTTGAGTTGAACAACCCAGAGACGGACGTAAGCGTGAAGTGTGTCGAGGTGCTGGACGTGCAGGAAGATGCTCTCGGCAACTTGAGTGGACTAGGTGCGCATGCCTGGTGTGGTCAGGCGTTTTGGAACAAGCTGATCAGCCATAAAAATGTGCGTGAAACGTATATAGCGAGTGAAGGGGCTAGCACGTTGCGCGGCGATCGCCGGCAGGCGTTCGTGTTTGGTGGCATCCTTTGGGAACGCTATCGCGGCAAGGTTAACGGCCAGCCCTTTGTTGCTAGTGACCGCGCCAAACTGGTGCCGGATGGCGTGCCCGGTCTGTTTATTTCCGCGTTTGCCCCGGCGGACTACATGGAAGTCGTCAACACCGAGGGCCTCCCGTATTACGCCAAGCTGGAGCGGCTGCCTTTTGATAAAGGTATCGCCGGTGAGGCGCAGTCAAACCCGCTACACCTTTGCACCAAGCCACTGGCGGTGCGTGAGCTGACCATCTAACCATGGCCAGCTTCGCCGATCTGACCAGCGAGATGGATGCAACCTTGCTGGCGTCGCTCAAGGATGGCCGCGTCGATTTCCTCACCGCTTCCGGTTCGGTAGCGGTCGAGGGGCTTGATGCCATTGTCGAGCAAGACGTGGAGCGCATCGATGAGCTGTCTGGCGCGGTCCAGCGGGTAGTCACCATCTGCGTGCTGAAAAACGCTTTGGGTGGCTATGACCGTAAAGGAGCGTTCCGCAGCAATTCAGGCGAGCCGGTCGAGCTACTTGCCGACAAGGCTATGCACCTGGATGGCATCGAGTCTGACGATGGTTCCCTGATCACCTTCTACGTGAGGCCCTGATATGCCTGATGACGTTCAGAGCCTGCTGCTGGCCGAGCTGGAGCAGCGGCTGGCGGCGGTGCCAGAGTTTGGCGCGCTGGTGTTTGAAGACAGCGTGCTGCGCGTGCTTGATGCTGCCGATCCGGAGCTGCCCGATCAGTTCATCGTGCTGCAGCCCGGCGACACGCAAGAGCTGGAGCGCGTTGGGCACGGCAGCGTGCGCGAACAGACGACCATCAACATCACCGCGGTTACCAAAGTGCGAGGCTTCGCGCCTGTGCTCCGGGCTGCGCGGCTGGGCATCAAGGTTGCGCTGGCTGGCAACAAAGCCGGGGTATTGACCATTGGCGTGCAAAAGGCTGCGTTCCAGTCTGAATCGCCATTGCCGCCCGGCCCCGGCCGCGTGTGGGCTGCTCACGTTCTACCGCTGCAAATCACGTACGTCCAACCCCTGAAATAACCGGAGGCATCATGCCTAAACACAATGTCACCCAGGCGTTTCATTACGCCACGGGCGGTGCAGTGCTGCTGTTCAAAAAGGGCGAGCAGGATCTGCCGCCCGCTGTAGCAGAGCACGCCATCAAACACGGGTTTGTATCAGCACCCAAATCGCTAACCGACAAGCAAACGGCTGCGCCTGCAAAGGCAGAGCCCGCCGCCAAGCAATAACCAGAGGGACCAACCATGGCACAAGTAGACCGCTCGTTTGTGGGTGAGGGCATCATCTATGCCCGCGCCTATCAGAGCCAGGCCGCACTGCTGGATATCGGCAACTGTGACGCCTTTAACCTGTCTTACCAGACCAACCGCACCACGCTGCCAAACTTCCGTGGCGGTGGTGGTAACCGCAACGTGCGTGAGCGCATCACAGACGTGACCGCCAGCATTGGCATGTACGACCTGACCCCGGAGAACGTTGCACGGGTAACACGCTCGCTGGTAACGGAAGTACCTACCACCGCGATTGTCGACGAGCCTTTAGCGTGTGAAGGCATAGTGGGTGAACTGATCCCGTTCAAGTACTTGCCTAACATGACGCCGGCACCGGTATTGAAAACAGCCGGTGATGATCCGTTGGTAGCGGGTACCGACTACCTGCTGAACCCACACGGCATCATTGTGATGTCTACCACCAACATCACCAGTGCGGGTATTAAGGCCAGCTACACGCCACGCGGCTCCAGCGTGCTGCAAATGATGACTGCCCCTGCGGTAGAGCTGGAAATCTACATCGCTGGTCTCAATGATGCACAGAGCGGCGAACCTTTCAGCCTTCGCCCGCGTCGCGTGAAACTGGGCGTGGTAAGCCAGCTGCAGGTGCTGGGTCAGGAATACCTGAAGCTGGAAGCACCGGGTGAGCTGCTGGCCGATGACACTGTCGTGGCAAGTGATATCAGCAAGTTCTGCCAGATGGAACTCGCGGGCTAAGGCTATTTGCTCTCAACTTTCTCGTGCTAAGGTTTCCCTTTCATAAAAAGGAAGGGATACCTGAATGAAGCAATGCCCTGCATGTAATTACGAACTAACCATGGCTGAGCAGGCGAAGGATGAGGGGAAGTGTCCGAAGTGTGATATTTACTTCGCAAAGTACCTTGCACGTCAAAGCCAAGCTGCAAACGCTAATGAAGCCAGTAACCTGCGGCAAGTGTCCGACAGAAAAGGAGGCAGCAAGCTTTTTTACTTAGTGGGGGCGTTGCTGGTTGCTGGGCTTCTTTATGTAGTCGCTTCCCCCTTTCTAGTGGTTCACAGTATTCAGTCAGCAGTTGAACAGCGGGATGCTGAAGCCCTCTCAAGTCATGTGGATTACCCTGTCTTTCGTCAGAATATGAAGGACCAAGTTAATGCGCGGATAATGGAGGAGGTAACTGTTGAACTAGAAGGTAATCCGTTTGCTGCAATGGGAATTGCTCTAGCATCTAAGGTGGTTGACTCTGTTGTAGATTCGATGATTACGCCTGCAGGTATTGCGAGAATGATGCAGGGAGAAAAGCCTGCAATGGCAGCTGTTAAAGCCGGTGGTGCGGGAGGTGAAATGCCTGACACTGGAGACTCGCAAGAACCTGTATTACCCGCTGAGCATGAGCAGCCTGCTCAGAAACCTTTTGAAGACGCGTCTATGGGCTACGAGTCCTTGAGTCGTTTTGTTGTAACTTTCACAGATGAAAGTGGTGAGGAGGTTAGGTTTATATTTCATCGTCATGGAATTGCCGACTGGCTCCTATCTGATATGACCTTACCTGCTAAGAAATAACAAATTAAGTTAAATAAAACCCCGCCGGTGCGGGGTTTTTTATTGCCCGGAATCCAGCCCATGAGCATCAAAGACCGCCTGATTCAGTTCATCCTACGTGGCAAAGACGAGATGTCGCCCGAGGCGCGCAAGGTCTCAAAGGCGCTTGAAGATGTGCAAAGTAAAAGCAGGGGCCTGCGTGACGAGTTTGATAAAGCCAAGTCGGCCCAAGGCCTGGCAACGGCTTTTCGTACCACTAGTGATGCTGCTGACCGAGTGCGCAGCACGCTGGAGCGCACCGAAAAGCGTGCTACAGAGCTGCGCGATGAACTGGAGAGAAACGCCGGTAGTAAAGGACTACAGATATCACTGCGCGAAACCGAGAAAGAAGCATCACGTGCTGCCCGGCAGCTGGATAAGCTCACGGCTGAAACTCAAGCGATTGAGAAAGCTGCAAAAGATGCTGGTGTGGATACCAGCAAACTTGCAGACGAAGAGCGGCGCCTGGCTGCTGATGTTGACGAGGCCAAGCGGGCGCTTAAAGACAACACCACAGAGTTGCGGGATCTTGAGCGGCAGCAGCGCAGCGCCACCCGTTCAGCAGATGAGTATCAGCGCACAGTGCAGGGCGTGCGCACGGGCGTATCTGATGCAACGATCCGGTTTGGCAAGTGGTTAGTCAGTATCTACCTGGTAGACAAAGCCCTGCAGGGATTGGGAGCAGGTGTTGGGTACTTGCGTGATGGCATTATCTCGATGCTGTCCACGGGCGACGAGTTCGAGGGCATGCAGACCCAGCTAACGGCGCTGATGGGCTCCATTGAGGGCGGCGAGCAGGCGACCGAGTGGATCAAGAAATTCACCCGTGATACGCCGCTGCAGCTGCAAGACGTAACTGAAGCGTTCACGTTGCTCAAGGCGTTTGGCCTTGATCCTATGGACGGCACGCTGCAGGCCATCACCGACCAGTCTGAGAAGCTGGGCGGCGGGATGGAGAAGCTGACAGGCATCTCATCGGCGCTCGGCCAGGCCTGGGCTAAGCAAAAGCTGCAGGGTGAAGAGATTCTGCAGTTGGTTGAGCGCGGTGTGCCGGTGTGGGATCTGCTAGAGAAGGTCACCGGCAAGAACACCGAGCAACTGCAAAAGCTGAGCAGCGCGGGCAAGCTGGGCCGCGATGTAATCAGTGACTTGATCAAAGAGATTGGCGCGGCAGCAGAGGGCTCTGCTGCTGCCAACATGACGCGCCTTACCGGCATCGTTAGTAACCTGCGCGATGTTGCTGGCGACTTTCTTGATCGAATCGCAAAAAGCGGGGCGCTGGATTACGTCAAGCGGCAGCTGTTGGATGTTGGCAATGCTATTGCGGGCATGGACCGCGATGGACGGTTGGATGCGCTAGCAAAATCACTGAGCAATGCGTTCATTCAAGGTACTGAGCGGGTAAAGGCGTTCGCGCGCGAGCTGGGCGCTGTTGATTTTAACCAGTTGGTTGATGACAGCACAGAGTGGTTTAACACCTTTGGCCAGCGCATCGACGACCTGACGGGCAAAGTAGAGCTGTTCACACGGCCTTTGCGAACCGGCGCTAACCTGGTGACCGCTTTTTTGTCGGGGTTTGTCACGGTTCTGACGTACACGCTTTCAAAGTCGTTGGGAGTAATTGGTGAGTTCGCGGACGCGATACCTGACATGCTGGGTGGCGAGAAGCTGCAGGCCGGCGTAGCCAAGGCCCGCAAGGTGCTTGATGGTTTGACCGATGGCGCAGCAGATCAGTTTAAGCAGGATATGGCCGATATCCGCAATGCATGGTCATCGGGTGCTGATGCCGTTGCAGATACTCAGCGAGAGGTTGTTGGCGCCGTAGCGAGTGCAACAGAACAACAGCGCATGCTGAATCAGGCGCTGGCTGACGAGCTGATCAATAACCAGGAGCAGATAAAAGACGCAGCCATTGACGCGGCGGTTAGCGGCACAGAGGCTATCGCTGATTTTGCTCAAGCCCAAAAGCTGATCGACACCGCGAGCACCGTGGCCCAGCTGGAAGGGTTGCGGGCTGCGATGTTGCGAGCTTATCAAGAGGGCGCTATCACGCAGCAGGAATACGCCGCAGGCTTGGGCATTGTTGCAGACAAGCTGGATGCTATCGGCGGCGAAGCTGCGAAAACGGCTGCGTCACTCTCGGATGTAATCGCCGAGCTGGAAGACTTCGCCGATGTGCAGAGAGCTATCGGCAGCGCACAGACTGATGTTGATATCAGCAAGCTGCGGTCAGCCATCAGCAAGCTGTATGAGGATGGAAAGCTCAGTGTTGACGAGTACAAAAAGGCGGTCGCCGCGCTGGAGAAACAGCAAGAGAAGCTGACTAAATCCACCGGCGACCAGGCGGACGCTCAGAGCAATCTGGAGAAGCAGCTGCAGTCGGTCAGCGAAGCACTGGCAGCGCAGGCTGATGCAGAAGCGGCGGCGGCATCAGCGCGTGCTGAGCAGCAGGCCGTCTTTCGTGATGCCTTTAGTACCTTCTTTGATGACGTGATGACCGCCGCCCGGTCGCCTCTGGCCGAGCTGAGTAGCAAGGCGCTGGAGGCGTTCGATTCGCTGAAAGGCATCAGCAGTGTCGATATTGATCTGGACACCAGCAGCCTGGAAGGCACGGCCGCATCGCTGAGCATTGTGAATGAGAAGCTAGGCGACCTGCAGGCGGGGCTGGCTGATCAGTTTCGGGGACCGTTTGCGCGCTGGGCAGATGAAACCCTGTTCGCCAGTCGGCAGCTGCAGAAGCAGTTTCTGGAGCAAACCGCATCACTGCAGACGCTGATGGAGGGCTACGACTCAGGCGCGGTGGGGCTGGGTGACTTTATTCGCGAAGCCTCACGCGCCCGTAATCAGCTGGATCTGCTGGAAGATAGCGATCTGCAGCAGCTGGATGCGGCCATTGCTAGTGCTAGCCAGCGCATGCAGGAACTAGGCAATAGCAGCCGCAGCACGCTGGATGGCCTGCGGGACGAACTGGACCGCCTGCAGGGCAACACCGAGGCCATTGAGAAGCGCAGGCTGGAAAGTCGCCAACGTGATCTGCAGGCGCAAATGGCCGAGGCCCGCGCGGCGGGCAATGGTGAGGCTTTGCGCAACTTGGGTGAAGCCATGAGCGTGCTGCAATCAATCAACAACGAGACCCGCCGCAGCAAGCGGGAACATCCAGCGCAAGCCAGTGCGCCTGGTAGTGAAGCCCCCGCAGTGCAGCAGTCTACTCAGCCAAGCAAGGTTATTCGGCTAGAGACCGCGCGCGGCAGTTCCGTGGATCTGACCGTAGGCGAAGGGCAAGAAGAGGCGCTTTTGGGGATTCTTGAGCAAGCTGGATTGAGGAGCATGTAATGCGGCTAGCAGGCATAGAACTGGATGATGACTTCCAGTGGGTCAACGAGTTTGATCACAACCCCATCGAGCAAACCATTGAGTACTCGCTGACTGGGGCGCTGCTGGTGCAGGAAGGGACAAAGCTGCAGGGACGCAGCATTGACCTGCGCAGCAACGGAGGGGTGTGGACGCCGCTGTCAGTAGTGCGGCAACTGGAAGCACTGCGCGATCAACCCAGCGTGCCAATGGAGTTGTTGCTGGCTGATGGGCGTGAGTATATGGTTATCTGGGATCGCAGCGGGGCGCCGTTGAAAGCAGAGCCTTTGGAGCGAGAGACCTATTCAAACGCTGATAGCTCCTACTTGGTGGATCTTCGGTTGCTGACAGTATCTTGATATGGGGTAGTAGGTTGAGTTTGGAACTCATATAATCTCGCCCCCCCCCCTAGTTTTGGCGATGAAATGTCATGAAAAGGCTTTCTAAGGAAGAAAAAGCCAAGCAAAAGCGCGCCGTTCGCCGCGTGCAGCGTGCTATCAAGCGCGCTCTGCTTCGTGAAACCAAGGCTAGGCGGCGCGGGAAGCGCCTTCTAGAGAAGCAAAAAAAGGACAGTCGGTTTTTTGCTAGCCGAAAATTTGTACTTCCTGAGACTGTATGTATCACGACGAAAGCGCATAGGCGCAGCCTATTAGACCTATTGCACAAAATTCGGTCGGCTGCTCTGGATGGACGGATAAGCAGCGTCTATATTGACTTCTCCAAAATCAAGATGCTTCATCCAAGTGGCACGATTCTCCTTTTGGCAGAACTTGAGCGCTTGATGGAGTGCGATATGAGCAGGAGGAAGCTCATTCCTAACTACCCTGAAGATGAGGTAGTAGAGCAGCTTTTTCAGCACGTGGGGCTTTTAGAGCGCTTTGGTCTCGAGAATAGAATAGAGAAGGTTGATCACGAAAGCGTGGTGAACTGGATGTACGCTTCTGGTACTGAGGGTGACTTCGATGCCGTAGCTGAATTGCTTCCTTCTGTTCTGATTGAGGGGGCGAATACTGAACTGCGACTTGCTGTCACCACAGGCATGGCTGAGGCGATTGCCAACTCATCTGAGCACGCTTACGTACTTCCACGGAACGATGGGAACCCCTCTCCAGTCAATATGAAATGGTGGGCATTTGCTCGCGAAAAAGACGGCATTTTCTGGGTTGTTATTTGCGACCTTGGCGCAGGGATCCCTCGGACTTTGAGGCGCACTTGGCCCGAAGAGGCTGAGCAGTTTTTGATGAGGTTAGCGGGTAAAAAATCGAAAGATCACTCGCTGATTGAGTTGGCTTTGAAGCTTGGTCGTACAAGGACAGAAGAGGGCTCTCGCGGTAAAGGCCTGAAAGATATTTTGAAGGTTGTTAAAAACTCCAAGGTTGGTGTGATGGAAATTCACAGTAACAACGGTATTTTTGGTTTTGATGGTGAGCTTGGCAAGCGATTTGCCAAAAGCCACAAAAAAAGCATAGGCGGGACCATTGTTCAGTGGAGTATTCCCGTAGAGGAATTCAATCGAATTCATAGGCATGAAGATGAGTGAGACCATGATCAAAGTTGCTACTAGTTTTTCAAAGCTTCCATGCGTCAGAAGAAAGAAGGATGGCCCATACTCAGGTGAGGAGTTCCGGGTTGATCGCTTGCTTCCGGCTTTTGCGGAAAGTGAACGAGTAGTTGTCGATTTGGAAGGCTGTCTTGCGCTAGGTTCATCTTTCCTGGACGAGGCGTTTGCAGGCTTAATTCGTTATCACGGCTTCACATACATGCAGTTGAAAAATCGCTTAGAGATTAGGTTTTCAGTAAAGAGTTACATAGACGAAGCATGGAAATTCATGAAGGAAGCAAGGAGCGTTTAATCTATGGATGGGGCTCAGACAACCTGGGAGCTTCTGCGTGTCGCTGTACCTGCGCTGTTTATTGCCATTGGCTGGAAGGTTGTTTCGGCCGACAATAACGCTCGCGAGACCAGAAAGGAAATCAGAGGATTTCTTGATAGAACAATAAGCCAAGTCGAAGCGCTTTGCGAACAAGCGGTTGCCTACTTTACTTGTGAGGATGATGATGATGCTGCGCGGATTGCTTCCGTCATTGATCCATCCTTGATGAGGCTGGAAAGGAACCTCCAGCATTTGTGTCTGAAAGATGACAATGGGCAGGTGGTAAATGCTCAAAGTGTTCGGCAGTCAATCACTGCTCATAATGCCTATAGAGCTACGCCCAGGCGCGTGCTTTCATGTGACGACCCTGCGTTGTATGAAATAAATAGTCGGATGCACGACTTAATACAGCAATTGGAGAAAGCATATTCTTCATCGTTTCAAAGGTGA